GGGAAGAGATACAATGAACTCAGAATCATTGGCAGCAACAGGAGCAACTGACGCTCTGCCACACACAAGTCAGGAAGCCGCAGGCAACACACAGCGTACATATTCTCAAGAAGAATTTGACAATGCAATGGCCAAGATGAAAGCCGCTGTTCAGAAAAAGGTTGCAAAACCCTATGAAGAACTAGGTGACATTGAGGAACTACGCACAATCAAGTCTGACTGGGAACAGAAACAACAACAAGAGCAGGTCAAGCGTGGAGAGTTTGAAAAAATTCTACAGGACATGGCAGCCAAGAAAGATGCTGAGATAGCCAAGCGGGACCGCGTGATACAAGAATACAAAGTTGATGTGCCTCTGGTCACAACAGCAGCAAGACTTCGTTCAGTCAATCCTGAACAGGTCAAGAGTCTGTTGAGAAGCCAGGTGCGTATGAGTCAAGATGGAGAAGTAGAAGTGTTAGACAGTGCAGGCAAAGTTCGCTACACGGATCAAGGGCAACCTTGGGGTGTTGAGAATCTTGTGCAGGACTTTCTCACAAGTAATCCTCATTTTGTTCAGGCCACTCCGGCCACATCACAAGGACGTTCTTCAATATCTGCAGCAAGCCCACACAAGGTGGACATCACCAAACTGGACATGAAAAGTCCAGAAGACCGCAAAGTCTATGCACAATATCGCAAGACCAACGGTATAGCCTAATATTCAAGGAGAATTCTAATGGCCGGTTCAACAACAACAACTCTAAACGATCTCTTACCAGAGATCATCCAGGAAGCCATGTTCGTGGCATCAGAACGCAGTATCATGCGTGGTCTGGTAAAGAACTACACCCTGGCCCCAGGTCAAGGTAAAAATGTCAATGTGCCTATCTACCCAATCCAAACAGCCGCGGCTGTGACGGAAGGTAATGAAGTCACCAACACCGCAGTGTCAACCAACACCGCACAGTTAGTGGTAAGTCCAGTTGCTATCCGCACCTTGCTTACTGACCTGGCCCGTGTGAGTGCAGCTTCAAATGTTGTGGCTGACCTTGGTCGCTTGTTTGGTGAAGCAGTGGCTCGCAAGATTGACACTGACTTGACAGCATTGTTCAGTGGCTTTGTTGCACCCACAGCAGGCACAACTGTTATCACAGCCGCTCAGATCTTCACAGCAGTGGCAAAACTCAAGGCAGATGCTGTTCCTACAGACGGAATGGTTTGCGTGATTCATCCTGAGATTGCGTTTGACTTGAAGAGTGCATTGACTTCTCAAGGCAATACACCTTTCACTGCAGGTGCTTATGGTGAAAATGCAAATGAAGCAATGAGAACAGGCTTCGTTGGTATGTTGGCTGGTATCCCAGTTTACGAAACCAGCAACATGGCCAACTCTGGCGCAGCCGGCAACTACATTGGTGCTATTTTCCAGCGTGATGCTATTGGTCTTGGCTTGATTGGCGACATCTCTATTGAGACTCAGCGTCGTGCTGCGTTCCTGGGTGATGACATTGTGTGTTCTGCATATTATGGCACTGGCTTGCTGCAAAGCAACTATGGTCGTAGCTTGAACAACAACTCCAGCATCAACCCTTGATAGGACACGACAATCATGGCTTTCATTACACAAGGAACCACCTTTTTCAGTTTTGCTGATTACGATGATGTTCTGGCCAAGGACAGTCGCCTGTTCTCAGCCAATGAAGGCTTGACTCAAGATGTTGTGGAAGGAGCACTGATTCGTTCAACTCAACGCATTCTGGACATGCTACGCTCAAGCAACTGGTGGAAGGATTACTACATCCGCCAGTCAGGTAGCATGGCCAATGTGGTGACTGGACAAAGTATCAGTGTTCCGGCTCTTGACCCTTTCTTGATCCTGGCACGCCAAAGTGATTTCACAGACCTCTGTGTGTATCACACTCTTTCAGAGTATCTGCTGGCAAAAGTAGCAGACTTTGGCAACCAGGATTCAGCAGAGCGTCAGAAGATTGGATTCTACGACACAAAGTTTCGCGACCTGTTTGACGAATTGATAGTGGCCGGCGACTGGTATGATTTCACCAATAATGGAACCATAACAGATGCTGAAAAATATCCCTACGTTGTAAACTTGGTGAGAACCAGATGAGACAAGCCATCTTGGACGGCATTGCCGCAGTTGCCCTGGGTACCTACGCTGTCAGCAGCGAGTTGCCCTGGGACGCCAGCGGCGAGCAATTGTACTACAAGAACTTCAAGGTGTTCTATGTGAGTGAGCCTGATTCTGTAGAGAGCAATCTCTTCAACACACTAGATGCTGCGGTCTTTGCAAGAAAGGTCACAACCATTCAGGTGTATGTCGTAAATGACGCAAAACTCAAGCCCTCAAACTATGATAGTGTGATGGATGCTGTAAGAAATGTAAAGAATACCACAGAAATAACTGGCGTTGTCAGTCGTGAATGTGATGTTACTACAACTCTTGTGGCAGACACCATGCTGACAGAATTTGAGTTCCGTTTCTCAGAAACGAAAATAAACTAAAGGAAAATCGCAATGGCTTATATCTATCCAGCCCCAGGCGTGGCCAATGTTCAGGCAACTCTAACGCTAACCACGTCAGCTGCCACAGGACCCTTGGCAATGCCCGCACTTCAGGACATCACTATCAACAATAGCAACGATGTATTCACCTGGACACAACTTGACTCCGGCTCTAAACAGCAGGTGGCAACCACAGCAACCAATGACATCAGTATGAACTGTGTGCTTGAGAAAACCACATTCTTTGGCAACGCTGCTGCTAGTGCCAGCAGTGCTGCCTACCTTGGTGTGTTTGGTCTATCTAAAGACAAGCCACTCGTGGGCTTCAGTCTCTACATGGGCGACACTTCAACAGGTGCTACAGGTCCTACCATCACTGGTAGTGCTTATGTCACAGGCCTGGCACCCACAGTGAGTGCTGATTCACCTGTGTGGGTTTCACCAATCACCTTGACAGTGACTGGCGACTACACAGTAGCCTAAAAACAGGAACAGGGTTCGCCCCTGTTCCCTGTTGATCAACAGACGAAAGATTTATGGATATATTACAAACCAAAACTGACCTGGAAGTGGCACAAAGCCTCTTGGCTGAAACTGCCAAAAGCGTTAATGAGCTGCGTTGTGCTGCCGCGGACATCTCCAAGGTACACAGTAGACTCAGCTTTCTTGTTGTGTTGTGCAACGAAATGATAAAAAGAACTCAAGGACCCACAGATGAAACTCTCTGACATTGCAAAAAAACCCACTCTGATTGAAGTCACCATTGACGATGCAGACATCGTTGAACAGTACGGTGAAGCCCTGACCTTTTGGACCTGGGATCGCCAGCCCATGGATGTGTTCTTGAAACTGGCCAGTCTTGACCAGAAGAACACCAGTTCAGTGATCTCTGCTGTGCGTGAATTGATCCTGGACTCAGAAGGCAAACAGATTCTCACAGACTCAATTACTCTGCCAACTCAACTCATGATGCGTGTGATCTCGCTTGTGGTTGATCGCCTGGGAAAGTAATCAACGCCCAGTTAGAACCTGATAGTCCTGACCTAAGGCGCTGCCTGGTTCTAGATAACCTGGCCACAAGATATCACCTGTTGCCCAGTCGTGTGCTTGCAGAAGCAGACACCCTGGACTTTCTCGTGATGGACGTGGCCTTGAGTTACACCAAATACACTCAAGACCGTGCAGAAGCCCGCCGCAAAGGTCAGGCTCCGCCAGCACCAGACATACCACTAAATACCCTACAGGACATGATTGAAAGGGTCAAAAGATGAATGTTACATTGGTCACAGATACTATCACACCCAGTATCAAACGAATGCAGGCTGCTCTTAGAGCACTTCCTGCTGCTGCACATGCAGAATTTGTGCAGCAAACTCCTGTTCGCTCAGGCAACGCACGCCGCCATACCAGACTACGTGGACGCACCATTGAAGCACTGTACCCTTATGCTCAGCGGCTGGATCAAGGCTGGAGCAAACAGGCACCTGATGGTATGTCAGCACCTGTTCAACGATTCATCAACCGTGAAATCAACAAAATAATGAGGCTCTAAATGGCAGGTGAACAAAAATACACAGTAGACATTGGCGTAACAGGATTACAAAGTCTAAACACACTACAGACCAGTATTGATAGTGTGCAGAAACGCATGCTGGGTCTCAAAACAGTACTCACAGGAGTGCTGCTGGGCAGCGGTGTGGGTTTTGCACGTGGTGCAATTGCTCTGGCTGACGCCCTACAAGACATCAGCGATGCCACAGGCATTGCCAGTGACCGTATCCTGGCTTTTCAGACAGCAGTCAAAGCCGGAGGCGGTAGTGTTGAGAATGCCAGCAAGGCCTTGTTCACATTCTACGCCAGCATACAGTCAGCAGTGGATGGCAGCATTGCTGCACAATCAGCATTCAGCAAACTGGGCATCAGTCTTGCAGATATCAACACGCTGAGTGAACAAGAATTATTTGTCAAAACTCTGGAACGACTCAGCCAGTTACCACCCAGTGCTCAGAAAGCAGCACTGCAAATGGAACTGCTGGGCAAGGCCGGACGCAGTCTCAACATTGATCCCAACTTCATCACCAGCCTGGCTGCCGGTGGTGAACAGGCACGCACCACAGCTGCCAGCATAGCACGAGCAGCTGAACTCAATGATCAATGGGCTGCCAGCACTGACAAATTGAGACTGAGTTTCTTGGAAGCATTTGGACCAGCAATCACAGCCCTGAGTCAGTTGTTGACTCTGATGCCTAGTATCACACAGGCATTCAGAGTGCTGGGAGTTGTGATAGCCACTGCTCTTGCAATCACAGGAGCCAGAGCACTGATTGGTGCCCTGGGCATGGTAGCAAGAGGTTTTAGTTTGATTACAAGTCTTGGCGGCAAGCTGGGCAGCATATTCAAAGGTATTGGCAACGGTGCCAACACCATCAACAGTCCTCTAGGCAAGTTACGCGACATAGTGAGTGCTGTGATTGCACCTATAGCTGCAGGCGCTGCTGCTTTTGGATTATGGTCTGACAGCACAGACACTGCCACTGCTGCCACAGCCACAAACACAGCAGAAACTGATCTGAATACTCAGGCTCAGAGAAATGCCAAATCAGCCATAGACGACAAGGTCAAAAGCATCCAGGCACAGGTGACTGAATTTAGTCGTGTGAATGCTCAGACTCTGGACCAGATCAATCTAGATGCACAACTGATTGGCACCAGTCGCCAGTATCAAGACACACAAAAGGCACAAGCAGCCTTGACCAAACGCAGTGCAGATGAAATTGACAAACTGATCACAGCCAAAGAAGCACTCAGCGAAAAAGAAAAACAACTAGGCCTGGGTGCTGTGTATGATCAACAGATTGCTGAGATTCAAAGACTCACTGTGCTGGAACAAGCAAGAGTAAGTCAGGCCATTGACAATGCTAGTCGCCTACAGAATCTTGAGGAACGCAGACTATTTGGCATTCGTAGTGAATATGATCTACAAGACAAGTTGCTGAACCTACAGCGTGAAACAGCTGATGTTGGACTCTTGGACATAGAGAAAAAATACAGAGACATTGTGAGAGCCGCAGATGATTCAGCCCGGGCTGCTGTCCGTGCAGAAGAAGCACGTCGTGGTGCACCCCTGAATACTCAGGAGATTCAGGAGTACTATGCCCGGGCTCGCGAAGGCACTGATCGCTTGGTCACCAGTCAGAAGAAACTGTATGACAGTTCAAGAACATTCAGCACAGGCTGGAACCGGGCCTTCAAAGAATATGTAGAAAATGCAACCAATGCTGCTGCCAAAGCAGAACGCATGTTTGCCAAGTTTACTTCAGGACTGGAAGATCTCATTGTGGACTTTGCCAAGACAGGCAAGTTTGAATGGCAAGGATTTGTAAACAGCATGCTGGAAGAACTGTTGCGCAGTCAGATTCGTGAGACCTTGGCCAGCCTGGGCACAGCCTTTGGCTTTGGCAACTTGTTTGGTGGCGGTGGCTCAGCCAGCGTGGGCACTAGTGCCAACAATCCCATGTATGTGATAGATGTAGGCGGTGGTGGTGGTGGTGGCGGTGGCAGCAATCTAATTGGTAGTCTACTGGGCAACAGCAACAACATGGCTTCTGGAGGAGGCATTGGCGGCGGAGGAGGCGGCGGAGGTGGCGGTATCTTTGACACCATTGGTAGTATATTCACTGGTGTGACCGGCACAGTTGGATCAATATTTGACTCAATTGGTTCAGGAATCAGCAGCCTGTTTGATGGTTTCTTTGCTGGAGGTGGACAGATTGGTGCAGGACGATTTGGCATGGTAGGCGAATCTGGTCCTGAATTGATTTCTGGACCTGCGAACATAACTCCTCTGTCAGGCCTAGGTGGCTCAACCAATATCACCTACAATATCAATGCAGTAGACGCAAGAAGTTTTCAGTCTCTACTGGCTCAAGACCCAGGATTTGTTCATGCTGTGGTCCAACAAGGTGCCAGAGGCATCCCACAAAGGAGATAACACATGAGCTTCCAATGGATATTTGATGGTGCTGAGACCATGAGTCTTGACACAAAGAAAGTGGTTGGAACCACAATCACTAGAGACGGCACAGTGCGTTCAACCAGTCGCGGCGGACAGGTATGGCGATTCACTGTGAAACTACCAGATGGTCCTGCCTGGAGCGAGTATCGCCAGAACATTGCTCTGGCAGAAGCCCTGGACAGAACCACAGTGAGCACAGTGCAGATCAATGACGCAGGCTACAACTCCTGGTTCACTGCCTATCAAGGCAACAGTGTGAACAGCACAGGATTTGAGGGAACCTGGACACAAGGTGGCACCACACTCACACTCACAACTTCACCAACCACCAGTTCAGGCTTCAAGTTCAAAGCAGGTGATTTCATACAACTGGGCGCAGCAGGCAAAGTCTACAAAGTTGCAGCCAATGTGGCCTTCAACTCCAACACAGTGACCTTGCACAGACCCATCATTGATGCCACACAGGCCTCAGCCACAGCCTTGCCTGTTGGCATCAATGTCACATGGTCAGTGATCTGCACAGACTTCCCACAGTGGACCATATTCTCAAGAGATCAGATCAGTTGGTCTGGCGCATTTGTTTTCTATGAAAGCCTGGTATGAGCACTGACCTTTCAGCATACCCTGCCATATGGAGCAGTCTATTTGTGAGAATAGACGTGGAAGACTATCAGGTTCTTAGGTTCAGTGACTTCTACCGGCCCTACACCATCAACAGTGAAAGTTATGCAGCACTGGGCAGTCTCATGGATGTGAGCAGCACGGAAAGTCAAATGAGACTGAGTGAACAAGAACTCACAATCACTCTGAGTGGCATTCCCACCACCAACATTGACAGTGTGCTGGACTACAAGATCAAAGGCTCACCTGTGGAGATATACCGTGGCCTGTTTGATCCCAACACAGGTGCAGATATCACAGCGCCAGTGGGCAAGTTTGTGGGCTTGGTCAACAACTTTGCCTTGCAAGAGGACTGGGACAACGAAACCAGAAGCAGCACAGTCACAATCATTCTGACCTGCAGCAGTCTTATTGGTGTGCTCAATACCAAATTGGCTGGCCGCTTTTCAAATCCCACTGATCAACAAAAATTCTATCCGGGTGACAATTCAATGAATCGTGTGCCCAGTTTGATCAACAGTAACTTTAATTTTGGAGCACCTGCATGAGTTGGTTTGATGATCTTGTAGACACCGGTAAAACGCTGCTGGGCGGTGTTGTGAATTTTTTCACCAGCAGCAGCATTGGTGCAAATCTTGCCAAGACAGCACTGCTGGGTTACACACTGAATCGTGTGAACAGTACCATCAACAAGAGCAATGAAAATCAAGTGCCACCACCAACGGCTCGTGTGGATCCTGGTGTGCGTCTGCAGGTACCTCCAGCCAGCGACTACAAGATTCCTGTGGTGTATGGTGCAGCCACTTTTGGTGGTGTGATAACAGATGCCTTTCTCACTAGTGACCGGCTCAACATGTACTATGTGATTACCTTGTGTGAAAAAACAGGCACCAGACTCAGCACTGCAACTGCCAGCGCATTTGTGTTCAATGATGTGTTTCTCAATGACAATCGTGTGATTTTTCAAAGTGATGGTATCACAGCAGACTACATGATTGATAGAGAAGGCAACCAGGACATCAGTGTGCGAAATCTTGTGCAGATCTACTGCTATGCCAACGGCAGCGCAGTACCTGTGGTTCCTGAATACTATACCAATGCTGGTCTGTTGCCAGCCTACAGCATCATGCCCAACTGGGACAGCACCTGGACCATGTCAGATCTTGTGTTTGCCATTGTGAAGATAACATACACCAAAGACAAAGGTGTGAGTGGAGTGCCAAACATGCAGTTCAGTCTAACCAACTCCATGAGCCTGCCAGGTGATTGTATCTATGACTACATGACCAACACACGATATGGTGCTGGTATTGCTGCTAGTGACATAAACGCATCATGACATCAACACTAGCCAGTCTCAACACCTTTAGTTCAGGCAATATCACATTCACTGCCACAACTATTGTGCTGACCAGAACAGTGGCTGAAAGTTTTCTAGCACCAATCTGTACCTGGGACGCAGCAAGACCTCTGGGCGCTCTCACCGGCAACGGAGTGCAGGTCAGTTACAGCACCGGCAATGCAACCACACAGGTCACTTTTGTGAACAGTGCTCAGAGTCAGAATCCACTCACAATTACCAATCCCAGCACAGGCGTGTATGTGATTCGTGGTATCAAAACTGTTGTGGACTGGAATGCCAGTCTTGCCACAGTGACCCCTGCAGCGGGCAACACAGGAAATATAAATCTCACTGCCACCGTGACCAATACCAACAGTGCTGCAGGAAACTTTGTGCTGGCTGTGACAGGAGTTCCGGTGTAATGACCACTCTGGCCAGTCTCAACAGTTTCAGCAGTTCCAATGTTGTGTATCAGGTTGATACTCAGTATGTGTCTGGTGTTGAAGATGATGCCTTGATTATCACTCCGCCTTCCTGGGCCATGATTCAGACCATGGGCAATATTCTGGTCAGCACAGGAATCACTGCCACCTATACCTTGGCCAATGCAGCCAGCGGTAACATAACTTTTGTCACAGCAGCAGAAAGTCCCAATGTTGTTGTGACCAGCAACGTGGTCACAGGAGTTTATTCAGCCAGCAACATACACAGCACACAAGATTGGCTCACATCTGATGCCAGCTTTAATCCGCCCGTGGACTTTTTTGGCAATGTGAGTCTAACACTCACAATTTCCAGTGCCAACAGTGCTGGTTATACCTACAGCATTCCTTACAATCTGTCATTTGCTGAAAAACCTTTTTTGATACCTGCACCCAATGATGTGATCTACACTGTGAATGCCAACACTGTGCTGAATTCCACACAGGTGTGTCAGATTGGCAATGAAGCACCCTTATCAAACTCATACACTTTTACCATTGACACACAGGATCCTTTCAATGCAGTGCGTCTGTTTACCACTAGCAACACCACACTCACTGTCAACACCTTTACCGCAGTCAGTGCCAACGTTGGAAGATTGAGCCTGGCCGGAACCGGAACCAATATCAATGCACATCTAAACAGTCTAGTGGTTCAACAGTCTGGAGCACAACGAAATCCTGTAATAGTGAATCCTTCACCCAGCAACTTGCCCCTGGCACCTGGTTATTTTGACAATGCTTTCTCAATGGCAGGATACAACAGTCTCAGTACCACTTCAACCACTGTGTTAAATCTACTTAAGAATTACCAGGTGACACCTGCTGAATTGACATTTGAAGCTTATCTCAACATAAGTTACGCTGTGTTCCTGGATGATCCAACTTATGGTCTGAATTATTTCAACCAAATCTTAGGTTCAGGCGGTGGTGGTGGAGGTGGCCCTCTAATTCTTAGAGTATTAGGTCCTCTTAATTATTACAATACCACAGGAAAAACAATTCTGGCCTTGCAAGGTCAGCAGCTCTTATGGTATGAGTTTGCTTTTAACACACCCATGCATGTGGCAATCACAAGGACTACAGATAATCTGCTTAGATTATACATTAATGGTCAGCAGATTTTTAATACCATAGTTCCTCCAGGGCAGCCAACGCCTGCTGCAGGAACTATTGAAAGTGATTCTGCTAATCCTGCATTTTTTGCAATGGGCCATTTCTCTGACAATAGCACGTATCCCAATGGCTTGTATGGTTATATTGATGAGATCCGTCTCAGCAATATCATTCGCTACACCGGAAATTTTACGAAACCTGCTGTGAGTTTTCTCAATGATGCCAACACAGTGATGTTGCTGCATCAGGACACAGGAGCCCAGGATGATGGCGGGGCTGTCACACGCAGCAATGCAAAAATTATCAATGCAGAAGATTGGCGACTGACCTGGACCGTGGGGCAGCCCAGCACAGGTATCACAGCCAGTTATCTACAACGATATGGGCAGCAACGCACAGGTACATTTGATCTTTATCCCTACACACTTGACAATACCACCACAGTGACCACTGCTAATCTAAGAGCACCATATCACATTGGTGATGTGACTGAGACTGGCAACATCATGATCACTGCGTATAGTCCATTGTATTATGGAAATGTTGCCTCTGATCAGATTGATGTCACAAGCACAGCCAACTCAGCCACACAAAGCACCATACAGTTTGTGACTGCAAGCAGTAACAGCACGGTCACATCAAACATGGCCAGAATCAGGTCAAGAGATGCCACCTTGGCCATGCCTGTGCCTGGCGACTTCACCACCAGAACCGCTGTGAATCCTGCCACCTGGGGCCCTGCTTTCTACAGCAACATGAACATGACCACACAAGCATTTGCAGTGGGAGGTGGTCAGGTGGATAACTTTTCAGGACCTGTGAGATGGCAGTACGATGACATCAATGGAGGTTATGTTGCAGGATCACCTTTTATTGACGGGGGACGAAAAATTCGCTGGTATATGTTTGGCACACACAGCAACTATGAATACTGGAGCTCAATGTATACCTGGGTGACCAGCATTCTACTCAGACCGGTAGCAGGTGGCAGCACAGTATGGTCCTGGGGTCGCGGAGGATCATTCTCAGGAACATGGCCCGCAGGCCGGAGTCTTGGCATCCAACTGGAAAAAAACTTCTACGATTATCCAACAATTGCTACTAACGGAGTGTTGAGTATAAGTAGACCATTTTCAGGCAGTGCATTGAATTTTTCAGCTGATGACTATACATTCAATGCCATAACTGCAGGTGTAGGTTTTGAAACATCTGCCTCAGGTCCTGGCTGTTATGAAAGTGCCTACAGCACCATACTTGGTGCCCATGCAGCCATGACTACCAAACCCTTGTTTTTTGTCAGTGTAAGCCAGCAGCCTGTTTCACCGGCATACACAGCTGAAGTCACCTTTGGCATGTTCAAATACACTGGTGCAGGAGTGAGACAAGTGCCACTGGGTGGCAATCCCTTGCTGGGCTATCCATCACAGTTGAGCTTTACACAAAATTTTCCAGTTTAAGGAACACCAATGACCACATCAATATTACCCGCACGATACAAGATTAACGGTATCCTTGACACCAAGGCAGCTGTGATGAGCAATCTGGAAACCCTGTGCAATGCCTGCGGCACTTTCATGAGCTACGACATACACACAGGCCTATGGAGTGTGATTATCAACACCACAGGTTCCAGTGTGAAATCGTTTACAAATGCCAACATCATTGGACCTATTCAGGTGTCAGGAACCAGCCTGCAGAATCTGTTCAACAGAGTCAGAGTTGAGTTTCCCTTGCGTGACACCAGTGATGGCACAGACTTTATTGAAATTGAGATTCCTGAAGTAGACCGTTATCCCAATGAACCAGACAGCACTCTGCAGATGACTTTGCAAATGTGCAATGAACCTGTGCAGGCCACAATCATTGGTCTAATAGAACTCAAACAAAGCCGTATTGACCAGATCATCACTTTTATATCAGACTACAGTACTCTGAGTCTCAATGCCGGTGACATCATCTCAGTGACCAATGACATCTATCAGTTCTCAGCCAAACCATTCAGAATCATCAGCCTAAGAGAAGTTGACACAGAATCTGGCAGCATACAGATTGAGATCACTGCCTTGGCCTATGATGCCAACGTGTACAGCGTCGCTGATCTTGGTCGTTTTATACGCACAGATAGAAATGGTATTGTGGGCATTGGATCAATCTCTGCACCTATCACTCCGGTGATCTACAATTTTGCAACAGATGTTAGACCAGGCATTGTGATTGAAACAGCT